CGGCGGTCCGCCGCAGCTTTGCGTCATCATCAAGCCAGTCTTTGCGGCTCATGCTGGCGTAGCCGGTGAGACTGATGTGCAGGCAGCGGGCGTTGCCGGTGGGGCCTGCTGCGTACGGCATGAAATCATCCGTGTTGCACAAAATGAGGTTGCCGTCGGCGCCGGCGAGCACGTTATAGCTTGACCCATTGGCGGGGTTTGTTTGCCACTGGGCTACGGCAATGCCGTCTCGTTCCGGCGGGCACTCCACCGTGTGGATACAGATGGACTGGATAGCGCTGAGCGACCGGTAGCCGACGCCGGGCATGTCCGCAGTAAAGTCGGCATCGTATCGGATTTCCATGGGTCCTCCTTCTTCTTGGGTTGGGGTTTCGGGTACTGGGTTGGGGGCGTGGCGTACCGTGGTGCCGTTTGGGTGTTGGCCCCAGTAGTCGCCGAGCACGAAATTAATATCGCAGTCAACACCACCCACAACTTCACTTCCCGGGCGCTGATAGAGCACTGCTTCAGCAGCTCGGACGCCTTCGCTCCAGGCCGCGGTCTGCCACGACAGATACTTGCCACCCCCCAGGGCAGCGATAAGCGCGTCGGCGGCAGCCCACGCAATGACCCTGGAATGCCCATAAATACCGACCCGGTCACGGCCCAAGGTTTCACAGCAGGCGCGGAAATACTCGGATGCGACACCGTTCCACTCATCAAGGCTGATAGGGAAATCCACCGCGAAAAACACCGGGTAGTCACCACAGTCGAGCTCGTCGAGCTTCCGTTGGGCCGCCTGGGCATCGGCCAGGCCACCGTTATAGCCACGCATCACATCGGAATCATCTTCTTTTCCAAACTGCCATACGAAAGCGACCTCCAGGCCATGAGCTTGGAGGTCATCTAGTTCAGCCTTCTGGATGGGCTTTCCCCGCATCCAGCTAGCCCTGGGTGGGCTGATGTAGCGGATCACGCCATCATGGCCAGCGGCACGAATCGCCGCAGCTGGCGGCACGCCAGCACTGTAATCAAGAATTGTTAACAATGTTTTTCTCCTTCAATATATTTCCCCAACGGTTAAATGCTATTTCCGCAGTTGAAGCCTATTCGGCTCCCCCACGCATGACTAGTTTCCAGGAATAAGGAAAAGCTAGATTACCTGTTCTTTACCAATGAGTTTTCCGATAATACACCCCCGTTCCCTGTACGAACGTTACGCTAGGATCAACAAAATCCACAGAGATTTCTCCGGTCGTACTAAGAGTAAACAACCCTGTTGCTGACGGTTTTCCTGGAGTAAATAATGGAAAAACCACATCCCTTTGGATAAAGTGTGCGTATTTTTCAGGTATCTTACCTTTTACCCCAGGTGTATACGCTAGAACAATAACGTAGGCCCAGCTACCAACATACATGATCCCAGTGCGGTTTTCATCAAAGAAAACGTAATCTGCATCAGTCAGTTTACGCAGGTTATCTGATATTTGGTTCACACTAGAACTAAGACTGTTTAGGTTGCTTTGCAACCCAGTGATATCGCTCAACTCATGAACATGAATTTTAGGGGCTTTGGCATCAGCTAACTTTTTAAGAGTGTTAAGGTCCTGTGGTGCACCATCTACTAAAGCATCAATATCCTGGGTGATGAGTGAGCTGATGCGAGTAATCACACCGGTATCTAAATGCTCGTAGGTGATGCCACCTTGTGGAATGCCATCAGCCATAGATTTCACTATTCGTTGCGCATCAGCGTGGGCACTTTCAGCAGACTTCGATGCTTGGTCTGATGATTTCTTTGCAGCATCTTCCGAAGTTTTCGCGGCCTGGGCAGATACTAAAGTATTTGACTCTGCTTGCTGAGCACTTTTCGCTGAGGCCGCTGCTGCGGCCTCGTGTGCTGCTGCTTCACGGACCTTTTGGTCCATGCCAGCACGTGCTTCAATAGTTTGCCTTTTCCATTCTTCTGTGACCTGAGCGTAATTTTTGCTCTGTTGCTCCGACTTGGCAGCTGATGCAGCAGCAGTTTCTGCCACACGTCGACTATTCGCAGCTGATAGCGCATCCTCCCTGATACCCTTAGCTTTATCTACATCACTTTTGATCTCTTTTCGCAGTAGATCACCAGCAGATCCTATCGCATCCTTAGTCCTTGCCACCAGTACATCCATTTGGCGTTCCGCAGTTTGAGCATGTATTAGCGCCGTACGCTCTGCTGCCTGGGCGCGCTCGGCAATCGCTTCCAGTGGAGCTATGCCGCGAGGCGTGTATCGATATTGTGTGGTCATGACGTCTACTAATCGGGCTTCTCCTGCCCCTTCTGGAATGACGACTTCGAAAGGTTCCATGTCACGGAGCCCTTTACATCGCAGCTGAACCATGAGCGGCCCTGGTTCCACCTGTACAGTGGCTTTACCACGGGACAAGGTTACTTTCATAGGTGTAGTAGTTACCACGCCGTCCGACGCATCTGCAGAAGAGCGCACCCGTGGAGCATACAGCAATACATAGTCGCCTTCATGGGGAATGCCCCCAACATCGGCGAGATTGATACTTAAATTCCGCATCTTTATCACATTCCTTTCGGCTTAGTTTCATCTGATACTTCTGCAGTCCCCATATGCACAGCATCATGGGAATGCCGTATCGCTGATAGAGAAGAATGCTGTGTGCCACCACGGAACCAACGCCAGTTCGCAGAATACACATCAATACGAACTTGGTATCCAGCTGTGGGAATCACCACCGGCATGAACGTCTCTAGCGTATGGTCCCGGTTATAGGGAACCTCGGTCTCGATAATGCTGGTGTGGTATTCCGTTTTCCCGTCTGGGTTGAGGATCGTGATTTTCAGGTAACAGAAGTTACCGCCTGTATAGGTGGTCCCTACAGCACGTACTCGGGCGTTGATAGTCCATAGCCCTTTGGCGTTCAGGATAAAATCGCCGGCGTCTGAAATATAGGCGTTTTTATTCGGCCCTAGTTGGGCGTCAAAAGGCACCTTACGCCAGTTATCGCTAGACCATTCGATATTGATGTTCTTCGACTGATACGCACACAGGTACCCATCGGTGTCAGAAACCAGGTCCAGCCGTTTGTTCAGGATGAGCTGTCCAGATTTCTGGGCCTCTATTTCCTCTTTCATTGGGGTGATAAGCGATTTCAGAGCCCTGCCGAAATCCCCCAACAATCCATTAATGAACCCGAACGCAGTACTCACAATCAACGCACCACCATCGCGCACTAGTTGCACAATGTCTTTCAAACCCTTCAAGATTGCCGTGCCGAATCGGGTGAATATCTGCGATAGTGACTGATCACCAAGATTCAATGCAGTTTCAGCGCGTTTCCTGGCCAATGCCTTGACAGATTCCTCCGTCTGCGCGGTAATGGATTTGACCTGGGCCCCCACCACCGCATCCGTGCCCGGGGTCACCGGGTAGGTGCCGGATTCGATAAGGCTTTTATCGTCACTCATCCTCGATCACCCTCGCCGTGTCTTCGGTCCCTTCTGGTGTTTCCGGGTGGATCTCGGTTTCTAGCCGGCGCAGCAATACTTGTTTTTCCGCCATGGTGAGGTGGCTGATATCCGGGGCAGTCTGCTCAGCGTCCAGGGGTTCGTCAATAGGCACCCATCTGCCGGCTGCACCCATCACCCAATCCGTATCGGGGCCAGGCGGCACGTACTTGACAGTTTGTTCTTCTGAGTGATGCCGGAAACCACAATCGTAAAGACGCTGTGACCACTGCCGCATCACATCGACCGGCAACACCAACGGTGCGGTAGCGCCAGGGCCTGGCAAAGCCACCAGGGCCCATAGAGCTTGCTCCTCGGGATTCGTCATATCGCACGACGACTGAATAGGGATTCCCATTTTTAGATCACTCCTAGATCGTGGATAGCTGCGGTGGCATTTTTTACTCGGCCCAGGATTTTCTCCAAGGGGGATTCCTGGGAGGCACGATCACCGCAGGTTATTTCCCACCCCACTTGGTCACGGCTATAGCGGTACACAAGTTCTGTCACTTGCTCTACCACTACTTTGTTTTCTGGCAGCCCGATAATTGTGGCGCCCACCCGGTCGCCTAGGAAGAAATGCCCTTGACCATTCTCACCAACATGCCAGGGGGCACCATCGACGATTTTCATTTGATGGGATACTTTTTCCCGCGTTTCCCAAAAACCTTTCCGCAGCACCGCTAAAGCCGATAGGGTGTAGGCGCGATCGGAACCATCGGAGAAATGTTCCCAATATTTTGACCACCCTAGAGACCTAGATCGGTCAGCGGACTTTTCCGCCATCCATGCCAACAACGTGTCCTCGTAAAACGGTTTGAGTAACGTATCAGCTATGGGGCCCAGGCTAGGGGCTGCAATAAACATGCCCAGGTAATTTCCCAACATACTCACTGCCGCGCTGATGGCCTCATTGACACCATAAGTGGAGTGTCCACCGGCCACTACTTGTACCGCAGTCGCCGGCTTGTAGGAGAACTGGGCGGACTCCAGGCCGGACAATCTGCCGTCCCGATACAACACATATGGTGCACGCGGTACAGTACCTAACCAATCCGGCTTCTGATATTCCGGCACGTTCGGATTGGACACCACTGTCGATTGGGTATCAATATTCCCCTTCGTCAATTGCTGTACCGTACGGACGAAACCACTAATCACATTGCCGCGCAAGGCAGTACCATCCTGCCCCCAATAGCCGGACTTGTTCACGATATCCACGATGAGGCAACCATGGCGGATTCTTGCCCGTGGCCATGGCAACGGATCACCCGTGAGCCACCTCCGGCACGTCACCATCAACTGTGCATCTTCCAACTTATCCTTGGCCATCTCATGCCAATACTTCATCCGGGACGACACGATCGTCCACGGAGAAGGGTCAGCGCCAAGCGAACCCGGCGCGATTTGGATTGCCCATCGGGAGGTGTCCCACGTGTCGAGCCATGATGTGGGGTCTAACGGATCGTTGGGTAGTACCCATGCTGATCCTTCTAGCCGCCAGAGGTTTATGGCCAACGCGCATTTTAGGGCCCAGGCAGTGGGGCCCATCATGATGAATGTCCTGGGGAATTGCACTGGGGCGGGCGTAAGCGGATTGGGCCACACAAGGATGTGCTTGAGTTCTTCGTAGTCGTGGAGAGCTTGAAGCTCTAGCAGTCGAGTGCCATCTGTGTTTTTAATGATGTTGACGCTGGTGACTCTGCCACCCCAGCGGGTGCCATCCTTGTCGGATGTGATGTGGATATTTTTCACGTCCCGACTATCGAATCGGAGGATCCATGTGGATATCCAGTGGTCGATAGGTAATGTAATGGTTGCCCCGCCGGTGTCGTTGAGTTTCCACTGGGTTCTGGCCTCTATGACAACTCCGGTGACGGTGCCAACATAATTCCAGTTGCCGTCCCAAATCCTGATGAGGGGTTTTGTTCTGCGAGCCTCGGCACGTTTCGCGCGGGTTTGCTGTCCGTGTTTCCAGGCTGCTTCAAGTTTCTCATGGGGAATATCACCAATATATGGTGGGATGATCTGCATCAGGCACCTCCTCCGTATGCTCGCTGCCAGTGCTCCACCATGCGGATTTGGCATGATGACAGGTTCGCTTCTCCGCCTTCCACTTTGACGGCTATTGCTTTTTGCGTCGTGCGGGGTGGTATCGGGTAGAGGAATTCCACGCCGCCGAAACGCCCGGCGAAGTTGGAACCGTCGCTGGCCACGTAGGATTCTTCCCGCGGGTGCGTGTTGATCGTGAGTGATTGGATGCGGGTGAGTGCTGGGCATTCGATCCTGCGGGGTCCGGCGCTCAGGTTCATGTCGGGGATTGTCCATTTACCCGGCCCAGTGAGTGTCCACATGGGCCAGAGCTCACAGTCTGCTGGGTTTTGCACATAAAGGGTTCCCTGACTGGTGCCGCTTAGTGCAATCTCGGACACGTAGGTTTCCCCTACCCAAAACGGCATGGGTGCCCTGAGAGTGATGGTCATTTGCGACCAGCCCCAAATTCTCGGGTCCCGCTCGGATTTCGTTTGGGTTTTCTCCAGCTTCACAACATCCAGGGTTCTGGTGGAAATATCCGTCGTTACCCGGATTTGAGCAGGTCGAATATAATCGAAGCTGGCATAGAATTCCCCCTCGATTTCCGACCATGCTCTCTCATCTCCCACAATATCGAATGCCAACACGAGGTCCAAGGGTTCGATGTTATAGCTGAGGAGGGTTGCGCCGTCCTGGGATGCGCCTTGCTGCCAAATCTGTTTAAACGGTGCCTCGTCATGGAGGCCTTGAGGGTTCTTTGCCAGTTCTACGCCCTCGCGCCCCATGCCAGGACCGGATACTGTCCACAACTGCCCGTCACAACCGATAATCTCAATCAAGGCGGGGGTCTCAAACAAATCCAGTTCCGATGCCACAATCTTCTCCTTTCTTGTTATGCACCTTCTATGGCCATGACCAACTGCTTTGAGTGCATGTCTGCGCGGCGTAGTCCCTCGTCGACATTGTTGGTTTCCACGTGATAGTGCACTTCAACCGTTCGTCCCTGCGCAGCCGTGGCGGGTATGAAGGATGATGCTTTAGCTACTTCCCGGGCTAGCTGAGGCTGGGCGTTGATTTGTTCCAGCCACGGGCGAAGATGCCGCGCCGAAGCTTCACGAACTACGAACTCGCCGTTGGACAATGTGGATAATATGGCGTCATCCATAGAGCCACCAGGGCCGGTGACTAAACCACCCAAGGCGAATGCTTTGGGGTTCAGGCCACCGATCAAATCGGCGCCGACAATCTTGTCTGTGGCTATGCCCGGGTATTGGGATAGCATATCGGCCGCTATTTTCTCGGCGTTCTGCACATCCCTAGCTTTCGAGTAAGTGGATTTGCCGCGGGTATCAGATGCTTTATCACGGGTATCCATCCACTGCGAATACGCCTTAACGATAGGGATATCATCGGAAATCCCCACTAGCCCTAGGGCGTCTTTCACCTGGCCGGACACGAAATCCTTAGCGAACTTACCCAAAATTTCAGAGAAAGTTGATGGGGTGTTCGATTTCTTTTTCTTCGACCTCGTGCCGTACGAGTCAGGGTTCGACCGTGATGATTTTCGGAAATCCTTCAAATCATTAGCAGACACATCCGTCACATCGGATAGATCATCTCCCGTATATCCGCCACCATATGAGGGGTCGGAATAATCCCGGGGCGCATAATCATAATCCGAATCCGCACCCCTAGAACTAGAACGGGATCCCAGAAGCGAATACGAAAGCGCATCATCATTGGAATCATAGGAAGATGCCAGATCATAAGCATCATCGGAAGACTTTGTGCGGACCACAGCATCAATACGATCCGCATCTGTAGCAGAATCCGACTGCTGCTGTTCAACGATTTCTTCCAAATCTTTATCCGCTGGTACCTCCACCTCCGTGAAGAACGCACCTGGTAAATATGCGTGCTCGGTGAACTGTGGGTCGTCAGCACCCGCAGCGGCACCACCGTACTGCCCATCGCCGCGTTCGCCACCCATTTCTACCGCCACACCAGACGGGACAGTGAGGGCAGTATGTCCTTCCTCACCATCAGGGTCAGTGCCGAACCAGCCGACCTGTAGATCCCCGAAATCACCGCGGCCGGTATTAAAGCCCAAGTTTGATAGGGCTTTGGCTTCCATGGCAAGCGAGAACTGGTCACTCCACGCATCCAACCCCACAGCGTAACGGCTAATGGCACTTACCGCACCAGGGCCATCACCCCACTGTGTTTGCCCGTACGGCTGCCCCTCGATCTCGTGGGCGAACTCGTCCAGTTTTTGGATGGTAATACCACCGTCAGCAAACCTCCGGGGAGCTTGTGGGGTAACGTCTGTCCCATCGTAGGCGACTTTAGTGCGGGTAGTCTTTTCTACCACGTCAAAGCCCATAATGTTTGCGGTTTGAGCCAGGATCTGGGTGCTACGTTTCCGCTTTGACGGGGCCAATGGGATGAACGCCTCACCCTGTGTTTCGTCTTCAGCCCACACCAGGTATGAGCCACCGGGGGCGATTTGAGCATCCTGCGTCGATAGGCGCGTACCACCATTAGCGTAGTGGGTTACTCCACCATCACCGTAGCCGGCACCAGGGCCATCACCATCATCATTGTCATCACCGCCGGTGAGCATGTGCCACATATGCTTAATGCCGGACCATAGACCCATGATTAGGTCTTTGCCGATCTGGACCAGCCAGCTACCAGCATTGTGGAAAGCATCAAGGATAGAATCTTTGATACCGCGTACCCATTCCATGAGGGAATTAATCCCCTTTGATGTGGCGTTCGCGGCACCAGCCCACAGTTCGTTGAACTTCTGGATAAGGTCACTAGCGAAATCCACGATCGCGTGGATGACTTGTTGGATCATGTCCGCGAAGCCGCCCACAATGCCAGCACCGAACTCTACCACCGTGGCCACAACGTCCACACCAAGGGTGATGAACTTAGCGATAATATCCCCTACCACACCGATGACGGTGGCAAGCACCTGTAACAGGATACCGATAAACTCATCCAAAATAGCGATAACCGGCACTACCGCCTGGACCACTGACACGAAAGCATCAACAATGCCCACGACTGCCGGCACCAAGGAAATAATCATTGGAATCAGCGGGGTGATACACTCCACCAACAGCTCAGCAAGAATCGGAATCAACGGAGCTACTGCCTCCAACAGAGACACGAACCCCTCAACAATGGACACCACAGCCGGCACCAGCGCAATCACGGCCGGAATCAGCGGGGTAATCACATCTACCGCGAGCTGAAGCAGCATCGGAATCAGCGGTAACACCGCCTCCAGCAAAGACCCGAACGCCTGCACTAACGTCGGGAATACCGGGGCCAGCTGGTTTAGTGCATTGAGGATCGCTTCACCTAGAATCTGGGCGACCTGCACCAATACCGGCATAATCATTGCCAGCACTGGCGACAACTGTTCAATCATCATTGAAATAAGCGGCACTACTGCCTGCGCTATCTGCGCAAACACCTCCACCAATGATGGCAGCAACGGGGCTAGCTGCTGGATCATCTGCACCAACGCATCACCCATCACCTGGGCCAATTGTGTGAACACCGGAGTCAGCTGCTCAATGATCGGCGTTAATTGCGTCACCAACGCCGTAATGACCGGCGCTAGCGCCTCCGCTACCTGTAGTAATACCTGGGCCACGGACACCAGCACGGCATTGAATGCCTCACCCAGTACCGGCAACAGTGGGGACAGCGCATCAAGAAGCTGGCCAAAAGCCTGCGCCACCGGAATCAACGCATCCGCCAACCCCTGGCCCAGAACCGCCACCAGCGGCCCCAAAGCAGCACCCAACTGGCCGATTACCTCACCGATCGGAGCCATCGCCGGAGCAAACGCCGCCAACCCATCCGCCAAGCCCTGCACCAACACCTGAATGCCCGGCGCGGCCGCCTGGATGAATTCAGCAATGGCCGGCATGATAGTGCCACCAATAGTTTGCAGCGCCGTGGACAAGATCGGCATTAGCGCTGCGAGACTATCGGTCATAGCCCCGAAGAACGTCGTGAGGGCCTGTTGGCCTTCCATAGAGTTAACGAAGTTGTTGACCATTTCCAGCAGCTGGCCTAGCGGACCTAAAGATGCTTGGCCTGCTGCGGATGCCGCATGAAACACGCCGGAGATGATTCCGCCGATGTTAGATAGGGTGTGCCCTAAGGTTTTGAGAGCCTCAACACCGTTTTGGACCCACTGATCGAATTGTCCATTTTGAGTTGACTGGCTGAGGAAATCCGCCAACCTAGTGCCGGCCTCACCTAAGTATTGACCTAGTTGCGGTAGGTAGGCGGATCCTGCCGCCCCGATATCCACCAGTGCTTGAGTTAATGGCCTGGCAGCTTGGTTAACGTTAGCGAACATTCCGGCGGTATTGCCCAACATGCGGTCCAGCCCTACCTGGGACGACTCGCTAGCCAACGCTGCGATCGTGGACCGCAAACCGGAATTGATCTCGGCTGCGATACCAGCGAGACCAACCCTAAGGATAGGCAGCTGCGCAGTGGCTAAATCCGTGATGGACTCGCCCAAGCCTGCAAAGAGGTTATCCTGTACCTCCAGGCGAAGCTCTTTCCACTGGGCGCTCAGGGCCTGGATGGCAAGAACAAAAGCTTGGGCATTAGGGGAAAGGTTCGCTAGCGCATCGGCGAAATCGTCGGTACCACCGGCGGCTTTTTCACCAGCTTCGGCATAGTTATCTAGCGCGTCAACGAGCTGTTCCTGCGCCTGAACCACACCGTCTTGCGCGTCTGCCAGGTTACGCTGGGCATCTTCTACACCGCGGTAAGCGTCTTCTACCCGGCGTTGCGCATCTTCCACGCCACGCTGGGCATCTTCTACACCACGGTGGGCGTCCTCTACGCCACGCTGCGCGTCGGCTTCTTTTTCCGCTGCTTCCGCTACTTTTTCCTTAGCCGCAACAACTTTGTCTGACCCCTCAACGCCTTTATCCGAAGCTGCCTGTGTGTCATGGGCCAGTTTGTTGTTTTTCTCCCGCATTTCGTCGAGAGACCGCAGAGATTTACGGTAGGCCAGATCGGCTTCGGCGATATCCAGACGGCTGGATTCTGGGTCTTCCTGGGCTTCCCGGAGCCGTTGCTTAGCGCGCGCAACCGCTAAAACGGCGTCCTCTTCGTTTAAGGCCGCGTCTTGCAGTTGCTGCTTCATGTCTTGCAGATCCCGGGCAGCGTCTTTCCTCGCTTGGTTCAGGTCTTGCTGGGCCTTACGGGAATTCTTCTGGGCTTCAACAACGCTACGTTCCGCGTCGGCAACCTTGCGTTCCGCATCCTCTACTCGGCGGGCTGCATCTGCCACGCCACGGTGAGCGTCGTCGACTTTACGGGCGGCGTCAGCAACCCCACGGTGGGCGTCTTCTACCCGACGTTGGGCTGTGGCGATACCGCGCTCTGCGTTTTCTACTTGCCGCTGGGCAGCCTTCATGGACTTATCGGTGTCAGTAGTGGCGGCCGCAGCGCCCTTGCCCATGGCGGAAAATGCTTTGCCCACCCCGGACACACCAATGCCCAGTGCAGCGAGCGCTCCAGCGGCTGCGCCGGCTAGGGCTGGTAGCGTAGCCAGGGCGCCGGATGCTGTCACCAGCACCTGAGTCATAGCAGCCAGCGGACCAACAGCGCCAGTAGCAGCAACCCCGATCACGCCCAATCCGATACCTCGGGCTGCAAGACCGGCCATTGCGGCACTCGCGGCCCGAGCGTGAGCAGTAATACTAGCAATCTGCGCCTGGGCAGCAGCAAGACCAGCTCTGCTAACCCTGACCGCAATCTCGGTGGTACGCCGCACTGCGAGACCAGCCAACTGGGCAGCTGCACGGCCGATATTAGTCCTAGCCACTATTTCAGCAACACGACGTCGCACTAGCGCTGCTAACTTCGCTGATGCTGCACTAGTGTCAGCGTCGGCCTCAATCTCGGTTTTCCGGTCCCTGGCCGTTGTATCTAGCTGAGACTCAGCAGCACCAGTATCAGCATCAGCGTTGATTTCTGATTCTCTGTTACGCGCTGTGATATCCAACTGGGTTTCCGCAGCAGCAGTGTCAGCGTCGGCCTCAATCTCGGTTTTCCGGTCCCTGGCTGTAGTATCTAGCTGAGACTCAGCAGCACCAGTATCAGCATCTACATTCAGGGTGAGGTTTTTCTTGCCCGTGATACGGTTGATTTTCCGGCGTGCTTTGCTGGTATCCGCATCAACAGTAATGGATAATGATTCAGCGTATTCCGCCAACTCTGCTTTGACTTGTTCACGAAACTGGTCGAAATCCGGCAGTATCTCTACACCAAAGGTAGCAGTGATTCTTTCAAGTTCGGCGCGAAGACGACGGGCGAAACCTGCAAGGTTAGGCCTAATCTCTACCTTGGCGACGCCGGCGGTGTATTCAGCCATGATGGTCTCACCCCCCGTCGTCGTATCTAGCCCCTACTAGCTGGCTTAAAATATGGTCACGTTTAGCGTTCAACCGGGTTTTACCCAAACGTTCCCTGGCGGTTTCGGGATAAGGAGCCGGATCAAGCCCCACCTGGCCTTGACTACCCACCGCCACTAGCTGGATAAGTCGATTTTCGATTACTGCTAACTGTTCCCGGATCGGATCCCACTCACGCAACCCTGGTCGATGGGCCACATCATGGTCTTGATGTTCCATGGCGTACTGGGCAATATCATCATCATCAATGACAGACGCCCAGTAGTGAGATCCTTGAGGTAACTGTTCTACCAGTTCGAGGAACGTTCGCCAGTCCCGCACTCCAATAAACCAGTCATCAATATCAATGTTGAGATATCGGTGGAAATCCCACCGTAGTTCTTTGCCCCGATGGTTAATCAGAGCAATAATGTAGAAAAATCGGTGATCTTTTCTACCAGGCCTTTGCCGTAGAAATGCTCGAAGTAGGCGACGATCACACCAAGGGCGATCATTTCGGCGTCTTCGGCATCATTGATGGCCATGATGAACCGGTTCAAATTATCCTTGAAGATCAGCCGTAAAACGTCGATACTGCTGAGCTGATCGGGGTCTTTTAAGATCTGTTCCAACCGTAAGCGATCCACGTAGGTGGGGGCTTGGATTTTTATTGCCGGGTCAAACCCGTAGTCCGCTCCCAGCACAAACGGCTTCCGGGTAAGTACCGTCCGATTGCGGTTTTTTACTTCCTTAATGGGAAGGGCTTGAGCACGTTTACGGAATCGCTCGAATTGATCTTCTTCCAATTCTGTTTCTTCGTCTGGGTAGCCATCTACCTCGAAATTGGTGTCGTCTGCAGCGTCATCATAGTCATCGTAGTCGATAGGGGTCGAGCTGCGCGATGGTTGTCTGCGTGGTTGTCGTTTACGGTTCTGGTTTGCCATGGGTGTTTTCCTTTCCTGGAATATGGATGAGGACAGAGAAGGCCAGGTATTACGCCTGGCCTTCATACTGGTCGATGAGTAGGTTTTACTGCTTTGTGACTTCTACTGTCTTGGGGAAACCACCACCAGTGAGGCCGGTAGCGATCACAGTTGGCTCGGCAGAAACCTTGGTGATAGTAAACCCCGCATCCACGGTGCCGCCGACTGTGGCTTCGTTTTCTCCCGAGGCACGAATAGCTGCCTGAATAGCGGCAGCGGTTGCATTGTACTCAATGGTAGCGGTCATTTTGCCGTTGATACTGATTGTGTACGTGCCGCCTGTGGCTCCCTTCACGGAATACTTGAAGCTATCATTCAGCAGCTTTTGGACACCCGTAACACCCATCTTCTGGGCTAGCTCAGGGGTGAATCCAGGGCCGGTGATGCCGAACCCAAAGAGCGCGCCATAGGCGGGGTCCTCCTTAGCCGCCAGCGTCAATGGGTACGTCAGCGCGTTGGTTTGCGTAACGGATTGTTTGCCACGCTTCTCGACGGTGACTTTTGGGAAAATCCAATACGGGTAGATTTCGTTTTCAGGTTCGCCATCATAACCAATGATGATCGAAGAGTATTCTTTCATCTTGGCAGCGCGGCGTTTTTTCGCGTAATACGATCCGTTCTTGTACTCGCCAGTGCCCAGATCGTAGTACATTTCTAGCGTGCGTCGGCGGGCTTCTTGCGGGGTGAAGTCGATATTGAAGGTTTCTTCAGTGATGAAATCCCTGCGGCGGCCGCGGGAACCGTAGCCTTCAGGACCTTCGACTTTCATGTCTGGGGCAAGATCTACGCCGGATTTTTGTTCGATTTCACCGGCAGTCCACCATTCAGAGCCGAGTTCTTTCAGCTTGCCGTTTTCAGTGAGTTCTTCAGGAATCGGTGCCCCGTAGTCAGCGAGAAGAACAACCATGTTGATAGCGGCAAATACTAGATTATCGTCTTTGTCTTTGAGCGTATAGAAATCAGTAGTAGTCACGCTCTATCTACCTTTCTCCCACCATATTAAGCGGGTACAGGAAATCCCCCATTCCTTATGGTTTGGGGGATGAGGATTTGAGTTAGGCTATTTTTATCGAGGCCTGCGAATAGCAAACGTGAACAATGCCTTTACATATCGGTCTTCGGGATTTACCCATACCGGCATGGTTGGCCCTTGTACCTCGGCCACGTCAATGATGCGTACTGTACGGGAGAACTCTTCCGCCTGATTATCCAGCATCCATGCCCGAATATGCCGCAGCAGATCATTGGAAACATCACGCCGCTTTGATACCACACCAATCTCAATGATTGGTTTATCAACCTGGTCAGCTACTGCTGCGACCCCGCCGATGCGCTGGATCACGATCAATGGATGCTGGCGGATGATTTTTTCGTAGTCCGCAGGAATCCATGTACACACTTGTGGTGCGGGATCACACTCCGCAGCAAAGGCATCCAACAGTTCGCAAATAATGTTTTCGGCGTCAGGCCATGGGCGAATCCCTTCCGGGAATTTCATTTTCATCACCTACTTTCTATATTTTCACTGCTTCTACTACTCGGCGTAACGCCCGGTTAGGAGCGATCCTTCGAGGTGGTTTCCTGCGACGCGGAGGCTTGGGGACCGGCGGGTTTGTCATGTGGCCGAAAAACACCGGCACACCATACGAGCTTTCCACTGATAGCGTAGCCACCCACCGTGGATCTCCCATCGGATAGGGGCGCGCTATTTCTACATCAACGACAGAAGATGCCGCTAACCGGCCGGTGTTTTTCGGAGCAGATGATTCATACAGGGCTTGCGCCAAATACCCAGCTTCAAACATGATGGCTTCTACTTCTGGTCCAGTTAGATATCCCTGCATCTTGCGTGGCTCAAAATTCATCTACCCCATCACCGCCTCACACAACGCCACCGTGCCCATGGTCACGTTTTCCCTGCGTGGGTGCTCCCACACTTGGATTTCCGTCACTGTTAATATCTTGCCGAATGGGGTTGTAATGATGTCTTTTGGTTGCAGGTTAGGGGTTTGCCTGCGGAAATACACCGCAGGTTGGGTAGTTACGATCGTTTTATGATCGTGGTCAACCGTAACCCCTGCCCACCCAATCCGGGCGCCTGTAATTTCCCAAGGTGGGGATGGTTCACCGATCGGATCACCGTGCCGGTCTATCTTGGGTGGGCGTCGTACCGTAATCGTAGCCACAGCCGTCACCATCCTTCGGCAGTGATGTTACGGAATTCTCCCACGCCGATAGCGTTTTCGATCAGGTCACGTTCTTGACCGGTGAGATAGAAATTTCCCTCACCGTTAGCGAATCGCAGAGTGCTGCTGAATGGGCCACCGGTATCGGTGATTTCCGAAGCCCCATCATGCGTGTCAGCAATGAGCGAGCGCCTCACCATAGCGCAGGACACCATTTTTAGCACGCCTGCTTGATGTTCACTGGGAGCATCGGGGATGAGGGGAAACTTCGCCTTCAACCACACTGCGGCATCTTCCAGCAGTGTATCGACGACCTTATCAGGAAGACCTGGCGGAAACGCTTGCCACCGGTCTTTCAAATCTGCAGCGACTGCATACGGCATTAGGCGCCTAATCCGGTAAGCCGCACCATGGCCATGGGGTCAGTCACCACATGCTCTAGCACAGCTTTCACCTTGGTCCAGGTCAGGTCACGTGCTTCGTCCCGCCAGGTAGCGGTACTAATGGGTTCTTCCATGCCGATCGTGCCCACTTGCCCTTCGGCAACGAGCAGGCCCTCACCTGGGGTGGCCAGCGGGGAGGAAATCACTTCCAGGCCCTGGGACTTCAGGAACGCATCCTGGGCGTCGTTAGTGTCAAACGTGTTAGCGAGCTGCAGTGCGTCATCGGTGTGGAGGACCAACAAGTTATAGAGGTAACCCATTTGGGTTTTCTCACCGGCGGCTAGGGCCGCGTTGAGCTCTGCCCGGATCGACTTCGCTGCGGTCTGCTTGAGCTTTTCAGTTTTGTTCATGCTGACCCAGCCGGAAGATTCCACCTTGGGGATATAGGACCCGTATTCCTGGATGGCCTTCTTAATAGCGAGCATGCCATTATTGTCCACATCGAACACCATGGTGTTCGAAATTCGCTGGGCTCGGCGCTGTAATAGCGCCATGTCGTTTCGCGCTTTCGCCTCGTCGGTGATGGAGAATTTACCACCAAGCTTTTTCACCTGGGCCACTTTGGGCTCACCAGGAGTAGCATCCAGCTCCGGGTATTCGCCACCTGGGGCGATGATACCGGTGTGGTCATCTGCTAACACCTGGTTTTCGGTATTGACTTCGTACAGGATGGCGCCGCCCTGAGCATCACTGTGGCCGAAAAGGCGGTCAGTGAACATCTTCAAGGCAGTAATGTCCGCAATGTATTTAGAGATTCGTGCTGGTTCTTGCAGCATCAAATCCACTGTGATGGCACCGTTGGCTACCGTGGGGGCGGCGCCCGGGTAAAAACCAGAATTTTTCATAGTCGTTATTCCTTCGTTCGTTTTATAGCAGTGCGATGGTTACGGGCTTATCCGCACCCGCGGCTTTCGTGAGGGCAATGGCCACAACAGGCCCAGTGCCGGCGGCGGCCGCTTTACCGCCGGCTGCGGTGGAAATCTTAGCGCCAGCAGTGATCGCGCCGGCAGCAATAGCATCGAGCACATACCCGGCCCGGTAGATGGTTACGTAGTCGTCTTTGGCCACGTCCGCGGCAACCACACCGAATGGGATAGCATCCGCGCCAGCAACGTCGACGACCGGGTTCCGACCGTCCATTTCCCCGGAGACCACGACGAAGCTACCTGCGGGGATCGCCTTTGCGGCTTTAGCAGTAACATCGCTGCCGGGACTGTAGTGCCGTTTAGTCACATTCATAATATTTCTCCTTGATTATCCGGTTTTATTTTTCGGCTCGAAGAGCGGCCGGAATCCACGATTGCGGGTACGCCGTGTCTTCTACTTGGCTCGGGGTTCCCTGCCCTGATTGCAGCCCTTGCCGAGGGCGTTGCGACGGTGGTGGGGTGCCCTCCGTAGGATCCCCGTACAGTGCCTGGAGGCGCTTAGCGCGCTCGGTGATTTCCTCTTTCGTGCCAGCACCCAGAAGCGGTAAATCTTCCGCTTTAATACCATGCGCGGCGGCTACTTCCAACAAGGTGTTTGTTGTCCGCTCCTGCGCTAGCTGCTGTTCCGCAGCGGCTAATTTTTCCTGCATGAGTTGGAGCTCCGTCTTTTGGGAATCCTCATGCTGTTTCCATTTATCAGCCGCGGCCTGCACAGCATCCCGCTCTTGGCG